AATTTGTTCTTTGTTATTGTATAATCTAAATCTGTCATTGTTTTAAATCTTCTGAATAAAGTAATTCATCACCAAGTTTTTTATCTAATGTTTTTATGGTTCTGTATATATCTATGCTTCTTCTTTTAACTTCTTCTTTCTCTGCTTTAGTAGAATCAGTTCCTAAGTGTGCATATAAACTACAATCAATCTCAAGTAATTTATCTATTTTATCTTTGTTAGTCCAAGTTTTAAACTCTAAAAACTTTTCTATGTCTTTGTATTTATATCTCATAATTTTTGTTTTAATACGTTATTACCACCAATAGTAAATCCTAAACCACTATTATAATCAAAACATAATGGTTTATCAAGAGTAGGTGTCCCCCCTGTTTCTTTGTCTTTAATTTTTTCTACTCTTACTTGTGTCATCATCCAACTTTCAGGTGAATTAATGAACCTATGTATTGAAAGAAAAGAATCGCAACGATTCGCAAACACTTGTCCGCCCTCAACATCAGATTTTCTTGGTGGTTGTATATAACCAGCATATTCGTGATTTGGTGGAAATACTCTTCTTGCTGATTCAGTCATTGGATGTGTCATCATATAAATTGATTTACCAGTAGTATTACAAAAATCTCTTATATCATTGCAAATCAAATAGTTACGCTCATATTGGTTTACTCTTCTATCGTGATTTAATCCTGTAAATGGGTCAATAGCACAAGCATCACAATTACTTTCTTTAAATATCTTTAATAAATCTTTATGGTTGTACATTTTTTTATTACTAACAAAAGTAAACCACTCTGAAATTTTATTATTGTATTTATCAATTTCATCTTTACTTAATTCAGCTAATTTACATTGTGCATACATTTGTATTAAATCTCTTGTTAATTGTCCTGAACTATTTTCTCCAGACCAAATACACCACTTAACATTATGTTTTATACTTAAGCATAAAAAATACCATAACATAAAATTAGTTTTACCTACGTTATCTAAACCAACAATAACTGTAAACGAACCGCGCTTATGAACATACCAATTATCTAATTCATTGTTTATACCTAAACCACGTTTAATTTTACCTTCTTTAAAAGCGTATAAGTATTTTAAATTATCTTCTTTATTAACTATCATCTTATAAAATTTGTAGTTAAATAAGGGTCTTTATTATCTTTTCTTATCTTATCTTTTCTTAATGCTTGAGCCCTGCTTAAGCCCCCCTTCTTTCCGTTGCTAACATTTCGCTTGTGTTCTACTAACCTTTGCTTATACTGTTCATCTAACCATTTAATACTAATAGCTTCTTCTTCTATCTTAAATAGCTCAGCATCTAACAATGTACTCCATTGTTTAGGTATTAATGTTTTAATTTGTTTTCGTGTAACGTTACATTCTTTGCTCCAGTAGTAGCAGCAAACTTTCATAAATGCGCCTTGAACATCTAAGTCCATAAATGATATACTGCCTGTTATCCATTGATTTGGATAAAATTTAAAGTATGGTAATTCTTTCATAATAATATAGTTTAAAAGCAAGTTAATTGTTCGTATATAGAAATATTTTTTAATGTTTCTTCGTGTAATTCAGGTTTAAAAAAATTAACTAAAACATCATCATTAGTAATATTGTATTCATTTTTAATAAAATCTTTTGGTTCTTTACCAAATTTATTAAATTTTATTTCTTGTATGTATGTAATACCATTTAGTGTTTCAGCAGTTGCTTCATTATTTTTTATTTCTATTTCACTTTTTACTATAAAACACTTTACAATAGTATTATCATTTAATTTAATATTAGACAAATTAGAAAGTTGTTTATAAAGATTAACAGAACATTTATCATTTTTGTTTTTATGGTCTATTATAAAAGCGTATTTAGAACTAAATTTAGTTATTAATGTGTCAATATCCATAATGGTTCTAAATCCATCTGATTTATGACTTAGTAAAAAATTTAATTTATTGTTGTGATATTTTTCATTGTATTTTATTGATTTCATAATTTATAGTTTAATTGTTTAAAATAATCTTGTTTGATTTTGTGCTACATTTTTCCAAGCATCAGCATTAAATGTTATAATGTCAATTTTATTTTCATATTCTTTGCCAATATACTTGTAAGATTTTGTAACACTTTCTTTTATTAATTTTATTCCGTTGTCTTTGTTTTCATTTATTAATTTTATATTATTTTTTTTTATTTGTTCTACATTATTTGTTTCTCCACTTAAAAGCCAATATTTAATATTTCTGCTCATACCGATAAACAATGAAGGATTACTTGTTTTAATATATAATGTTTGATTGTTTTTTTTATACATAGAACCAAATATATTTAATATTTTAATTCCAATACCTAAACCTTGAAAGTCAGGTAATATAACAAGCCTTGAAACTCTATAAGCATTTTTAACTGTACCACTTGGCATTGGTAAAATCGCTATAAAACCTATTGGTTTATCATTCCATATTGTTACAAAACATTTAGCAGCTTTATTCAAATCTTCTGTTAAATAATGATGTTGTTTGAATATATTCCAAGTTTCATATCTACATCGAAATATCTGTAATTCAATTTTTGGTCTTGATTGCCGAAGTAAGGAGGGCTTCTCAACCCTCCCTTTTAGTGGTGAATAAGTCCAATCTGGTAACAACCATTCCATTATGTCAAAATGACAACTTGCTAATATTATTTTTTTATTGTTTCTTCTTATATATTTTTGTAAAGCATTACTCATTGCTTTAGCAACATCTCTATCAACAACAGAGGTATATTCATCAATTAATATAGTTTCGTTTTTTTTAGCTTTTCCTACTTTATAAGCTAATTCTGCTCTGTATTGTTCTCCATTTGATAGAGTGTGAAAAGGTCTTAACCAAGTTGGTACAGAACTTAATCCCATAGAGCTTAATAATAATGTAGCATCGTTTGGTTCTAACCAATCAAAATTGCTTATAACTGGTTTATTATCATCAAATATACATTTACTTAAATTACCAAATTCTTTTAATAAAGTTGTTTTTCCAGTTCCAGAACCACCATAAATAACACCTATGTTCCAATCAAATGATTTACATTCTGAAAAATTTATAGGAATTTTAACTGTTGTTTCTTCTTTGTTTTGTATATCAAATGAACTATATATATACTCAGTATATTTATCATTAATTATTTTATTTTTCTTTTCAATATATTTCATAATATGCTTTGTTTTTGACTTCATACTTGTAGTAAGCAAGTAGCTCTTCTTCATTAAGTGATTCTTCTTTATATAGTTTATCAAAGGTGAAGGATACGTTTTTAATATCCTTCACTTCTTCTTTTGGTTGTATATAATCAATATACTTAAAATCTTTCTTTTGGATTTTAAATGCCTGTACCAATGAAATATAAGTAATATTATACTTCTTTGCTATCTCTGGCATCGTGTAACCGTTCATCAACATATTTTGTACATCCAACGAACTCAAACCCAATGCGGTTAAGATTTTTGATTGTTTCATAATACTTAAAAGGGTAAATCATTTGAAGTACTACTTGCTTCAGCTTTAGGTGCTTCTGCATCTGGTTTCCAAGTATCTACACTAATACTTACATTTTTGCCATATTGGTCAGCTTCATCTTTTAAATTAATATTTAGTTTGATAAATTTGTTGCCATTATACTCTTGTATGTAATCAGCAATTTTAGTAGGATTAATAGTTACTTTTAACCACTTAGGATTCATAACTTTACCACTACCACAATATATTGTTTCTTCTTTTTTATCCATTGTTATTTGTTTTTGTTGTTTATAATCTGACATAAAATGCCATTCTTTTTTAATCATTAAAATCTATATGTTATTCCTACAGCTACAAAAAAACCTCCTGTTGCTATAGCAAATGTATTAGGATTTAAATTTAACTTTTGCTTATGCCACAGCATATTAGTTGTTCCAGCAGTCATTAAAGATAAACCACCTATTATTGCAAGTTTTTTCATAATTTATTATTTATAATGTTTGCAAATATATTCAACTTGTACTTTGTTTAAATTAAACCATTCACCTCTTACTCTTTGTTTTTTGTATTTATTATGTAATTCATTTTCAAAATCTTCTTTAAAAACTTTTACTAATTTAATAGATGGTTTTTCTGCTTGTAATGTTTTTTCTCTTTGTTTAGGATTACAAGATTTACCAATTTTATAATAACCTAAACTTTTATCTTTCATTATATAACAAACTTGTGATTTAATTTTTTTTATTTGTTGTTTGTTTTTTAATGGTTTAATATTGTTAACACTTCTTAAATAATTTATTAATAATAATCTTTCTTTATTTAATATTTCTTGAACTTTATTAGAATCATATTCAATTAAACAATCTACCGAATCTTCTAACCATTCATTATATAAAACAGATATTTTGTAAAAATCTACTAATTCATATAAGTAATTATCAAAATATTCATCACCATCATTTATAGTTAAATTATTCATATTTATTATACAATTATTAAAGTAATACTTATCAGGTATATTACATATTTCAAAATAATTATCATAATCTTTATTTTCAAAATCAATACATTTTAATATAAGTTTCATTCTTTTTGAAATTTCATCAGATTTTTCTAAATCTTTAATAACATCTCCAAAAACATCACCAACCCATTTTTGTAAATCTTCTGTTTCGCAATCAAATCCGTAACCAATATTTAAACAATCAGCCCACATTATAAATTCATCTAAATCATAGTAATGAAAACTATCTTCAACCATCCAATCCCAAATTAATTTTTCAAGAAAATTAAATTTATCATTTACTATTTTAAAGTAATCAGATTGAACATTACAAAATGTTTTATAATCATTACTGTATTTAACACCTATATCTGTATTAAATGAATAATTTTGATTGTTAAATTTAAAATAATCACCAAAACTTGTTGCTGTTAAGTTTAAATCATTAATCATAATATTTCTTCTGTTTCTGTTTTTACTTCTACAATATCACTTGAGTAACCTTGAGGTTCTCCATTCCACTCTTTAAATTTATCTGTATAATAATCGTAATCCATCCAACCTTTAAATAATAAACTATCATCTAATTTATATATCTGCACATTAAATGGTGTTGTAGTTTCTATTGCTACAATATAAGCATCAGTATCTTTATCGTATTGGTCTTGATACATTGCTAATTGCATTTTATAATCATTATAGTATAAATCACGTTCAAAGCGTTTTCCAGCATCGTTAGTAGTTTTTATATCTACCACACACTTTCTACCGTTAAACGTTGTTAGAAGGTCTGCAAAGCCTTTAAAATTAACTTCTTTATGTTGCCATTCTAACTTAATTTCTGTTGCTTCTTTGTTCTGCATCATTTCAGTTAGTACAGGATGTAACATTGCATTGTTAATTATCTTGTTTGCATCATCTAATTCTTGTTGCTTAATTAGTGTTTTGCCTTCGTTCTGTTCTTTGAACTCAATCCATTGTTTACCAGCTCTTCTTGCACCTTCAAAAATTGCAAACTCTTTAGTAAATGTATCTGGTTCTAATAACATCTTGTGTATTATTGTTCCAAACTGCATTGCATCTGTAGTTTTCAATTCTTTGTTCCAGTAAGCAAGTAAATGGTTAGGAGATTTCTTAAACTGGCATAAAGCCGAGTAACTCAAGTGATTTTTTTTCATAATATATAGTTTAATTTATTTTGAATAGGTATTGATAGCCATAGCTAAAACAATTCCAAAAAATATGCTTGTCATAATTAGCGTTGCTATTTCTGTAATATTTGTTTCTATCATTGTTTCTTGAAATTATCTGCTTCAGAATCTGAATAAATACCATATTCGTAAGCGTTAATTAATTTTAGTACTAATCTATCTT